TCTTCGACGCCTTGAACATGCTTGAGCAGTTCAACCAGATGCCGCAAGTGATGACCGGGGCGCGGGACTACATCGAGTCCATGCAAACCGTGATCGTCAACATCCTTGACCGAGCCAAGGAAGGCAAACGGGCGCTTTACCCGGCCGAGTTGGAAGACCTGCGCGGCTTCGCTGACCTGTGGGCCGAGGTGCTGACAACAGTCACCCACCGTGATTTCTACGTGTGCGAGGAAAAGACTCGCAAGCGATTGGTTCAAGTCCTGCGCGAAGGCAAGGGCGTCAAGGTTTTGGAGGCTGCATGAAAGCTATGTATTTCATTGTGGCGATCATCTATCTAGCGTTTGGCGTCCTGTGGGGTGAACGCGGGGAAAGTTTGTTTTGTGTGTCGTATGGGGTCATAGGCGGAATGTGCTTTGGCATTTGCTTGCGGAAGGATCGCGCATGAACGTCATCCTCCACAACGCCCAGCAAGCGCCGATTGCGATCAAGTCCGCCTACGCGCAGCACATCAAGCCGCTCTTGATGGCTGGCTACCCAGTCACTCTCTCGTTTGAGCACGACCTGAGAACGGTGCAGCAGAACAAAGCGCAATGGCCTTACTTGGGTGCGTTTGCAGACCAAGTGCCTTGGGATGTGAATGGCGAACTTGTCCTTGTCACCGATGAGGACTGGAAAGACATCCTGACAAGCGCCTACCGAAACGAGAAGCCAAGGGTTGCCCGTGGGTTTGATGGAGCGCCGCCCGTCATGTTGGGCCAGCGAACAAGCAAGTTCACCCGCACACAGTGGCCGGAGTGGATGGAGTTCCTGCGCTTTGCCGCAGCACAACACAAGGTGCGGGTGTCTGCGCCTGAGTGGATGGAGGCGTGATGACCTGCGAAGCCTGCGAATACGCCAAAGAGCACCCAGGAAGTGGGCTCTATCACGCGAACTGCCCCGAGTGCCAACACCGGATGTTTCTTCAGGTCATGCCCCTGCACCTGGACAACCTCAAGCGCACCCCCGGCACCGAAGACCGCCGCGCCTACCTGGAGACGGTCCAACGCAGGCACGGTGAGCGTGCAGTCAACGCCCTCAAGGCGGCTTACTTGGAGTGGTGGGAGGCCAGGAAATGCGCCAAGTGATCCAACAGGGGCACAAGTACATGCACTTGCAACTAGCCAAGCCTGTGATTGTGCTGGAGGTGCTGCCGTTCTTCGCCCGGGTCGGCGTCATTGCCCTGCCCGATCAGCCGTGGTTTCACAGGATCGAAGAAGCCGGTTTTGAAGATCTGCGACCCATGCCCATGAAGTATTTCGGAGGGGAGGTGCCGCGTGCAGACCAAGCCTAAAGCCAAAAAGTGCAAGGTCAAAGACTGCTGCAACTACTTCATTCCTCGCAACTCCATGCACTCGGTCTGCGGCCCTGTCTGCGCCTCAAAGATGGTCAGAGAAAAGCGGGAGAGGGAAGAAACCAAGCGCAACCAGGAACAGCGCAAGAAAGACAGAGAAACCCGAGAGCGGCTCAAGACCCGCTCGGACTGGATGAAAGATGCACAACGAGAGTTCAACAAGTACATCAGGGCGCGCGACCAAGCGGCCGGCCACCCATGCATTTCCAGCGGCAGACCGCTTGATTGGTCGGGTAACGCGGTTGATGCAGGTCACTACAGAAGCGTGGGGGCTGCCCCGCACCTCAGGTTCGATGAGCGCAACTGTCACGCCCAATCAAAGCACGACAACCAATACAAGGCCGGCAACGTCGTTGACTACCGAATCAACCTGATTGCTCGCATTGGCTTGGAGGCTGTCGAAGCACTGGAGGCAGATCAGACCCCGCGCCACTACTCAGCCGACGACCTGAAGGCTATCCGAGACACCTACCGAGCCAAAGCCAAGGAACTGTTGAAAGGACGCGAATGAAAGACGGCATCGACTTCAACACCATCAAACCAGAGCACGAAGCTATCCACCAGCGTCTAGAGAATTGGGCCAGGTGGTGCAAGGGCTCCAACTCCGGCAACGTCCACCCGATGTTCCGCCAGTACCGAAATGGCTATTTCGAGGCAAGCCCCGCCGCCAGCTACTCCGACACTGTGGACGCAGTGGCCATTCAGAAGGCCATGAAGGACATTCCCGAGCCCCAGCGGATCGCCATCCAATGGTTTTACGTCAAGCCTGGGAGCCCGACGAAGGTGTGTTTTGCCCTTGGGGTGAACAAGCGCGACCTGTTGGAGTTGATCCACCAGGGGCGGACGATGATGAAGAACCTTTCTAAGGTGAAGGAGAGTGTGTGATGAAAAACGGAATCGAACTAATCAAGAGGCATTCAATGGCAATGCATGGTGCGGCGGAGCAAATGATGAGCGGTGGTGTTCCGCTTCAGCAGGTCGCTGAACTTGTTGAGGAAATCGCCGTGAGGTCAAGGGCGGTGTCATTGCTGACAGAAATGATGATTGGCAATGGTGCCCCTGATGGGCTCCAGGAGGCCATTGACGCCGCAAACATGTACATCGAAATGGAGGATCAAGAGTGAAAAAACCATACGAAGACTTGAGCGAGACGCTCGTCAACCTGAAACTGATGTGTCACGCGTTTTCGACGTCATTTAATGCAATGGACGCCGGAGACAACATGAAAGCGTCTGTTGCACTCACCGCAGCGCTAGAGGTTCTGCATGGCTATCACGACAAGCTGGAGTCCGGAAAGCCGTTTCAAATGACTCCAGAGACGCGGGCCTTCTACGACGAGATGGGCCGAGGCGTCGGAATCCAATAAATTGCTTGACTGTACAAAAAGACAGTGCTATAAAAGCGTAACGTGAGCGTTGGCACAAGGCGTTGGCATCCGATTGGAGGATGCCGCACCGGCCTACGAAGCACCCCAAGCCCTGCATGGTTCGCCCAGCGGGGCTTTTTCATTGGCCCGCAGCGCCACAAGTCGATGCCCCACGTCCGGGGGTGAACTGCAAGAAACCGGATCGCCCTAACTGACAACCCCGGGCGCGTGAGCTACCACAGGCAAGCGATAAACAGCCGAACAGACAATGACGCCCCGCAAGGGGTAGGCGACTGGCCCACGATACGGGCGGCTGATAAATAACGCATGTGGCAAGACCCCGGCCTTCTGGCCGAGATGCTGAACCCGACATCTTTGATCCTTGGTCTGTAAGTAGGGTCAAAGTCTGTCGGGGTTGTCTTCTGGCTTGTTCGATAGATAAAACCTATCGGAGAGCAACGATTACTAGTCGATGCCTGTGAAAGCGGGGTTGTCCTTCGACTGCCGAAAGGCTGACAGCCGGGAAAGACCGGCTTTTTTGTTTCGGCGGCCCATCCCACTGCTACCCCATAGCTCTACCCATTGGGGATGAGGCCGCCACCTTAAACACGCGCTGACTGAGTGCATCAGCAGCACACCCCGACGCTCAGGTAAGCCCCTCGGTCGCTCCTTCCGAGGATCAGCGGCGGGCGGGGTGATTGGCGAACAACCCAAGAGGATTCGCAAGCATGGCCAGGCCAACCAAGTACCAAGACTCCTACGCCGCGCAAGCCTTGAAGCTGTGCCGCCTGGGGGCGACTGACAAGGAGTTGGCCGACTTCTTCGAGGTGAACCAAGACACCATCAATGAGTGGAAGAAGGTGCATCCGGCGTTTTCCGAGTCCCTAAAAGCTGGGAAGGGTCTTGCCGACGCTGAGGTGGCCGACAGGCTGTTTAAGCGGGCGACTGGCTACGAACATGACGCGGTGAAGATCGTTGCCAATGCAAACAGCGGGCAGGAGCACATCGTTCACTACACCGAGCGTTACCCGCCTGACACGACGGCGGCAATCTTCTGGCTGAAGAACCGTCGCCCTGACCTGTGGCGAGACAAGACCGAGCAGCAGTTGAGCGGTCAAGTCGCCATTGGCAAGATCACTCGGACCATCGTCAAACCGGAATGAGGTCGCTTGACCTGAAGACTGCGGCGGTTTTCGCGCCGCTGCTTGAGCCTGCGCGCTACAAGGCCGCATGGGGTGGGCGGGGCTCGGGTAAGTCGCATTTCTTCGCCGAGCTGGCGATTGAAGACAGCCTAGCCGAGCCGGGTGAAAGCGGAGAAGGTCTGCGGACTGTCTGCATCCGCGAGGTTCAGAAGGACTTGGCGCAGTCGTCCAAGGCGCTGATTGAGGCGAAGTTATCTGCCCTTCGGTTGACTGAGGCTGACGGCTTCAAGGTGTTCAAGGACGTGATCCAGACGCCTGGCGACGGTCTGATGATCTTCAAGGGCATGAACGACTACACCGCCGACTCGGTGAAGTCGCTGGAAGGGTTTAAGCGGGCTTGGTGGGAAGAGGCGCAAACGGCAACGCAGCGCAGTCTCGACCTTCTCAGGCCAACGATTCGGGCACCTGGTTCGCAGTTGTGGTTCGGCTGGAACCCTCGGCACAAGAAAGACCCGGTTGATTCGATGTTTCGGTCCGCCGAGTTGCCGACCGGGTCAGTGGTGGTCAAAGCCAATTGGCGCGACAACCCTTGGTTTACGGCAGAACTTGAGCAGGAGCGCCTTGACTGCCTGAGGCTTCAGCCTGACAAGTACGACCACATTTGGGAAGGTGGATATGAGCAAGTCCACGAGGGCGCGTACTTTGCCAAGTCGCTTGCAGAGGCGAGGGCTCAGGGGCGCATCGGTCGGGTGTCGCCTGACCCGCTGATGACGATTCGCCTGTTCGCTGACATCGGCGGCACGGGCGCAAGGGCTGACGCGTTCACCTTCTGGGCCGCGCAGTTTGTCGGCTTGGAGATTCGTTGGCTCAAGTATTACGAAGTGGTTGGCCAGCCTTTGGCGGCGCATTTGGCATGGCTTCGTGAGCAAGGCTACACGCCAGACAAGGCGCAAATCTGGTTGCCCCACGACGGGGCGACGCAAGACAAGGTTCACGCGGTTTCGTATGAGTCCGCGTTCAAACAAGCGGGTTACGCAGTGACTGTTGTCCCAAATCAGGGGCGAGGCGCTGCAAAGGCTCGGATTGAAGAGGCCCGAAGGCTGTTCCCGTCCATGTGGTTTGACGCCGAAGGGTGCGCCGCTGGTCTGGATGCCTTGGGTTGGTATCACGAGAAGCGAGACGAGGCGCGAGGCATTGGCCTTGGGCCTGAGCACGATTGGGCTTCACACGG